CTAGTCTTCACGGAAATAACCTTTTGACTGCAACCGCTCATCAACAGACTTAGCAGACAAAGTGCGGTTAGTTTCGGCAATGTTTTTCGATATATCAGCATTTTCCAGTTCCTGTGCGACGGCTGCCGCTTCACGTTTTACCAATTCTATTTCTTCCTGTTGCTTGCGGATTTTGGCAGCTTGCCGGCGGGTGTACACCATGCTGCCGATAATCAAGGCCAGCACCGCCCCGATGACGTATAGGTTAATCATTGTTTTCCCCTTTGCGGTTGATGGCGTTGGCAAACCCTTTGGTCGCCGCGCCGCCCGCGCTGAAAACGGCGAAAGTCATAAACAGTTCCGGCACATACGGGCGGTTGAGCCACACGCAAAACACCAGGATACCCGCCATCAGCAGCGCACCGAAGAATTGGATAAATGCCGTAGTTGATAAGCGCCCGTCAGCATTGGTAATCAGTTCTTTTAATGCCATTAGTAACTCCAGCGTAAGTAAAAGGCCTTTGCAGCAGTTGTGCCGCCATTAATAGATTTATTTTTCTTAGCGTTATTACTCATACGCCAACCCCGTGTAAAGTGGCTCTTATAATTGGGAAAACGCATGGAAGCACTCATCATTCCCCCTTAAACAAATGATCAACATTGATAACTTGCTCGGTATCCAACCAGCTCCACACATCAAAGCACGGACAATCTTTAATCCATTCATTAGGCGTAATAGTGCCATCGCAGTTTAAATCAGGGCTTAAATCGCGATGTCCACAAATGCGGGCATTGGGATATTTGGCTTCAAGCTGACGCAGTAATTTATGCAAGGCAAGCCATTGTTCAGTGGTATATTCGCCGTGATTGCGTTTATCTTTAGTGATACCACCGACCAAACAAATGCCAAGGCTGTTAAGATTATGCCCCTTAACGTGTGCGCCGGTTTCACCTTCTCGGCGACCGGTTTCGATGGTGCCGTCGGTGTCAATCACAAAGTGGTAGCCAATATGTTGCAAGTGCGAATTGAACTGTCTGGTATTGTAGGCCTGCCGTTTAAAGCCTCGCTGTTTATGCCATTCGTTGATACGCTGCGCGGCGGTTTGGGTTGCGGTGCGTAATTGTTTGCCGTTTCGGGTAGCCGAACAGTGAATAACGATTTTGGCAATTTGAGATTTCACATAAACTCCTTAAAAATTCTTTAAATGGGTTTAAAAGACAGTTTAAAGAGTTTGCGATAGAAGATATTTTAAAGTCGTTTAAAGAACAGAGTGGGGAAATTTTGCTTATAAAAAAACGCCCTTTCGGGCGTATTTTTTCACGTTTAGCGATTAATTTTCTGCAAACATATCAAACTGCCGGCGGGCAATTTCTTCTTTTGTGATCTTCTTCACAATTTGATAAATCCACTGCATAGAAACATTGTACTTTCTCGCCAGTTCGCGGTGGTTTGTGCCGTTAAATTCATTAAAAATTTTGCGGTCGCGTTCGCTTAATAACAGCACAAGATTACGTGGAATATAAATCACCTCACCACCCCAGCTTTGGGCGATTTGGCTTGCTACTTCCACGCTGATTTGTTGCGCCAATGCCGGATCAATATCTGCAATGCGCTCTTTGATTTTTACTTCAGTATGTTTTGCTAAATCGGCTAAAATTTCAGGCGCTTTTTCGTTAAATGTTTCGACTTGTTCGTTCAACATAAACACCTCAACTGGGAATTTGATCACTATTGATGAAAATTCTAGCAATTTTGAATCGCTTATAGTGAAATATTTTCAAGAAGGGAATTAATGATAATAAATAACACGCTGATTTATAAAAGAAAAACCGCCATTTTGGCGGTTAAAAAAAGTTTATTTAGCTTGTTGGCTTTTCCATTTTTTCCATACTTCATAGCCCGGTAAATGTTCCACCGGTTGCCCCAGTTTGTGAAAGCGTTCAATGTATAAAACGGTGTTTTCCATTTCATCATTTTCCGCCACACGCTCGGCTTGTTTACGCTCCTCATTGTTGATTGCTGCAGAACCTACGCCTGAAAAGAGCGGTTTATTGGTTTCCATCACTTGCATTAAGTACCGGTGATTATTCAATGGCGCAAGATTTCGGCTTTCTTTGCGTTTCTTCTGTACCGCATTCACCGTCTCACTCAAAGAATGGGCTAATAATTGAGACGGTGGAAACATTGCCAGCACTTCTCGCATTAATTTAACCGCTCTTGAGTTGCTTAACGCGGATTTATCGGGGCGGAATAATGCGATATAACTGACTAAAGGGCGTGCCACGCCATATTTTAATTCAGTGATGAGCCCTAATAATTCACGCCCTGCGTCATCTTCTAAGAGTTGGTCGAGGTGAATATCAGAATGGCATATCGGACAACGGCATAACTTCATTTATTTCCCCCTTGCTTGCCATTTTTTCAGGCGTTCCAGCACTAAACTTGCTATTTGGTCGTTTAATGCGCCCACGTTTAGCGCAAGCGGTTTGTTTTGAGCGGTTAAGATTGGATTCACCACACCACGCACCCACGCATTTAACGCAGTTTCTGAACCGTCGCGCACCATGCCTTTTTTCGCCATTTCAATCCAAATAGCACGGATTTTATGGGCAATATTGCTTTTTACTACCGCACTTTTGCCACTTGGTGAATGGTGGCGACGGCTTGTTTTTTTAAATCCTTTAGCTTCCATTTCAGCTTGTACGCGCATTAATTCTGCGATGGTCATTTCCTTGCAAGATGTTTTGCCGGTTAATCGCTCCAGCATAGCGCGATAACTAAATTCATCCATTGATAGCTTTTGCTTAGCAATGTGGATCAGCTGTATTAGTTTGGGTTTGGTTTGATACATTGTTTTCTTCCTGTTAAAACACATTATTCAGCCCACTGAAACGGATTTAAGTGGGCTGTAAATGGGGTTTATAAGACAAGCATTCTTAAACAAATAAACTTTCTGACTTGTTTTATCTGTTCTGCCACGTCGTTCAAGCTACAGTTAACATAAGATAAAAACTCTTTCTCACTCATCTCTTCATCAAATTCGCTTAAAAAGTCTTTGATAGGCATATTTCTATAATCTAAAAGAGCTTGATAAAGCTCATTAAGCCGATCGCCACCTTCATCTAGTGCTAAAATAGCCAAAGAACCAGCTAATGAATTATTGCGAAAGAACTCTTGTTTTGTCATTGTTATCCCCTTATCTCACCAATCTCATTCTCAACCCCGGCAACTGATTTTGCACATTGCCCACATATACCGCTGCGTGTTGTGTTTGCCCTTGGCGTAGGGCGCGTAAGGCGTGAATCAGTTGTTTTGCTGCGTTTTCAAGCTGTTCATCTAAACGCGTTTTTTCTTGTGTTGTCATACTTCCTCCACTTCGACGACGTCATCAATTTCAGTGATGGTGTGCGGTAAGTTGTTTATGTTGAATGTGTTTAAATCACATTTATCTAATACTTGCTCATTGCTTTCAGATTCAACAACTGCTTCAACTAAGCAATAAAAACAGGCTATATATTTCGCCATTGTGTCCACCTTAAAATGGGTTTCTTAATACTCGGTCGCAAAATGCCGCGCGGCGTTTGCACCATTCTCTATTTTTCGGTCCGATAGCATTCAGTTCTGCCACCAGCCATTGTTCTTTTGCATCAAGCAATTCGCCTTTGCGCTCACTTTTTGCTGCTTTCTCGCTGTAATACTTAAAGCGATCAAACTTGTTGATGTTTTTGTTCATAAGGTTCTCCTGTGTAAAAACGCTTTATAAATGCGCCTTAAATCGGGTTTAAAGCGCATTGAAAAGGGCTTTAATCGTTAATAATGAGCCAAATCATACCGCTACCGGAAAGGGTAAAGCCTGTGATAATGAAGGTTTCAAACCACATTACGCCACCTCTTGTTCAAACGGCGTAATCACAAAATCTTCTACGCCTGTTTTAATGGTGATGCCATCCACCATTTTGGCGCGTTCCGGGTTGAGCAACATGGCTTCTTTGTTCACTTCTTCCTTCGTGCGAACAAACTCTTCAAACCCGAGTTTGTGCAAGCTATCAATCACGCTTTCCGTGCCGCGAATACTCACGGAAGGCGGGCGTTGACGCCATTGCACTTCGCCGGTATTAAATGTGCCGGTTTTGATTTTGCCGTTATTTGTGAGTTCGTCACGGTGGCTTTCACACCACGCTTGCACCGCTTCCATCATCGGTTTGGTTTTCTCTTTCACTTCGTTCATTAATGGCGCGTATTCTTCAGTGATTACCGCCAAACGGTCGTTTTGTTCGATTGCCAAGCGTTCCAGCTCACGGTTTAAATCGCCGATTTGTTTAATGGCGGTTTCCACTTCATCGCGGGTTTGATAACGCACTGCGAAGGTGTCGGTTTTAATTCGGGTTGCTTTTTTAGCCATGGTTTTCTCCTGTTGTTTTAGTTGTAAAATCTGCTAACACTTCACTGCCTTTGAGGTAAATCATTTCCCAAGTAGGATGGAAAAATGCTTGACCGCCGAAGTCTAATTTCACTTTGATTTTGCCGTTGCTAAATCCAATGATTTTTCCGCTGTCTTGACCGCACTTAATATTTAAGCCTTTTCGCAAGAATGGTAGATCATAGGTTTCCATGATGTATTCTCTTTGCCAGTTCATGCTCATTGTCTTTCTCCTGTAGTTGTTTAATGTAAATAACTGCGCCAAACGACTTTGATGCCTTCTACCATCATCTGGTATTCCATCCAATGCGCACCGTCATTGCCTTGGATGTAGGCAAGGGCCTGTCCGGTTTTTTCCAGTTTTTCGGTGATACTATTGGTATCGACCCGTACACGGGGTTTGATTTTGTCAAAGTCAATGCTTGCCACATGCAAGCCCATTTTGTTGAGGACATAAACGCATTTTTGCGTTTGTGATAAATAGCCCAGTGCGATTTTGTTGCAACCGCCAAACACCGGGTGTGGTTGGCGTTGTTTCACTAAAGTGCGGTCGATTTTTCTGATATTTCCCATTAATTTGCTCCTTTCATTTGTGCTTGGGCGGTTAAAATCAGGTCTAAAGTAATTACTGTGTCTTGCCCCTTGGCTGTCATGCCTGCAAGGCGTAAATATTGGGTTAAAGCGCGTAATCCGCCCGCTTTGCCGCCTATGTCGTAAAGCACCGTCATTAGGTCTTTGTCGGCAATATCTAAGCCCCACGCCTGTGCAATGGCTTTAATATCGCCACGTGTCGAGGCTTTTACGCCGCAATTGTTGCCAATGCGAGACCATAACCGGGCGTATTCATGGGCTTGGTTCACGCCGCCCTGAATGCGGGTGTACACTTTGTCGTTGCCGATCAGCGCAAAGCCGGTTTCGGTCTCTTCTTGTATGATTCGGATCTCTTCAAGCGCGTCATAAGGCAAGTGGTCGCTTTCGTCGATAATCACTAAGCCTTGCGTACCTTTAAGTTTCTTAGTGATCATGCGTGATAAGCGGTCTTTGCGACGAGGTGCATCGTTAACGTCGAGTTCTAACGCCAGTTCATACAAAATACTGCTTAATGTCGCTCTGCTTGGGCTTGCCGTAATCATCCACACGTTGTGGTTGTTCTTCGCATACTCTTGGCAGGCTTTGGTTTTGCCTACGCCGCTTGCGCCGTAAACGGTGACCATGGTCGGCAGGATTTTTGCCATATCAAGCGAGGCAAACACCTTTTTCGCAGTCGGAATTTCAATAAAGTGCGGTGCTTCCACAAACACTTGTTCTTTCTTTTTGCGCGTGTCAAGCCAGTTGGCAAGCGCGCTTTCAATGTTGTCGATATTGCCTTTGTAAACGCCTTTTAAGTAGGTGCTCAACGCACCGGCGGAAATGCCGCTTTGCTGGGCAATATCGCGTTGGGTGAAAATTTGTTGTTCTAAAAGTGGTTTAATTTGGTCAATGAGTGTCATAATATTGTCCTTGTTTTCTTTTAAGGGTAGGTTTATATCTATGTCTAATTTCTCTTCATTCCTGAACATTGAACAAGATGAATTTGAAACACTAATCAACAAGTCAGCAAAACAATCATCCGCTCTATTTGAAGGACTTAATCCTAAAATCATGAAACGTTTATATCGCTTTTTATTTTTAAGCTGCTCAACCTCTATTCATCAGTTAGAAATAGATTGGCATCACTATCGCGGAACATTCATGAGCATTAAATCTGAACAAGAGCGAAACGATTACCTTAAGCAGCTATCAAAACATTTTGGCTTTAGGGGAGAGTTAATGATTTCCCTTTTACTCTATCTACAATGGCGTTTCGTAATGCGGCTTGATATTCTTGAAGAGTGCCTTTCATTGACAGACAACTTGATTCGAGATGAACAAGCTCTTCAGCCAATTCCCACTTTCTTGCTAGCGTTGACAAACATTCAGCGTGCCATTGATTTTCAGTTGCCCGACTGGCTTCCTGAGTTTGATGACCCCGCATTTTTTTCATCTTCTCTAAACCGATAAAAAAACGTGCTTGAAATTCATCATCAAAAGGGGAATCATCGGTTTGAATGGTTTTTATGTTTTCAGTTAACATAGTTTTATCCTCACTTAGCTCGGCTTTAAACCCGTTTTAAAGCCCTTTTTCTTTTTTAGCCATGGTTAAATAATTATTGATGCCTTGTTGGAACGGTGAGACTTGTTCATCCTCTTCCAATACGACTTCACGCTTGCGCAGGGTGCTGCCTTCCTGGTGGATCACTTCCCACATTTGCGGCACGTTCGAAGTGTCGTCGAATTCCACTTCCGGCAAATACTGCGCCGCTTGTTGCGCCGCCATTTCCTGTGCGGCAAGGGCGGCTTTTTTGGTGTGGCGCACAAATTCGCGTTCTTTACGCGAGTGGTCTTGGGCGGCGTTGGTGTCGCCGAAGCCCGCCCTTTGTGTACAGGTCGCTTCTGCTAAATACGCACCATCTAAGCTATACACCCACACTTTGTCGTGTAAATTGTTAGGGTCAAACCGCACTACCACGTGTTTATGCGGCGTGCCGATTAAATCGTAGGCTTCGTAGCGGTTTTGCAAACCGTTCACTTTGCCGCCTGCCTTCAATTCAAAGGTGCCGTTGGCTTTTAAGGTGACTTCTTCGTGTAAGGTCAGCAGATAGCGCAACTGTTCCGGCGTGGCGAACCGTTTTTCTATTAAAGCGAAATCTCGCTCAAAAGCCTCGTTAAAACTTAATTTCCCTTGGCAGATTTCCGTTTCGCGGTTGATGCGCTCGTTGAACATCTGAATGCCTTCTTCCAGAGCCAGGATAAAATCCGCATAGGCATCGCCCGCTTTATTGCCTTGGTAGTTGTCCGGCTTGTCTAACGGGTTGTCGCCGGCGTGGAACCCGGCAAGGCTCGGGTGTTTGTCCACCAGCTCGCCCAAGCCGCCGTGCGAAAACGCCCGTTCAATCGGCTTGGCCTGCCCGCGTCCGCGCCCGTAGCGCACCGTTGTCCAGTGCAGTTCGATACCCAAAGCGGGGATAATCCCTTGCACTTCGTCTTCGCGCACTTTAAAGCGGTAACGGTTTTTCACCCCGCCCGTCATTTTCTTGTTGGCGGCCGCTTTGGTGTTGTCGATGGTGAGATGTTTCGGTATGCCATATTTGCCCACCACATCCAACAGCGCCAGGCGGATCATGTTGGTGTTTTCCGTTTCATCGCAGCGGTAGGCAAGCACCTTGCGCGTGCGCACATCCTGCCACAGCCAGGTTTTCGGGCGGATAATATGGCCGTTGTGCCATTCCACCCACACGTTGTGTTTGTAACCGTCACCGTTCACCCATTCCATGGCATCTATATCTGCCACGGTGCGCACCAATGCCGGGAAATAGCGGCTCATGGCATATTCCCCTTCGCGCAAGTACACCTGGTGGGTTTTCGGGATTTCGCGCTCAATCTTGCGTTTAATGCTGGACGGGCTTGGGATGTCCCAGCCGTTCGCCTTGGAGGCGCGTTTCAACCGTTCGTAACAACTGCCGAATTGCGGGCGTTCGTTGCGGAAATAGTCCGCTTTGAAAAATGCCCAGGCTTCGTCACTGAAGGCGGCTTCACGGCTTTTGCCGTTGCTGCCTTGTTCGCTCATCAACAGCGGCAACCACAGGCTGCGGTCGGCGTTTTTAATGTGATACCACCAGCGTTTTAATGATCCGACAGAGAGCGGTTTTTCCCCTTTTTCGGCGCATTCGCGGTTATACTTACCGCACACCAGTTCAAAGGCGTCCAGCAGTTTTACGCCGGCATTCACCAATTCCGCCACGGCAAACATGGTGCCCAGTTTCAGCTTCGCCGCATTCTGCGCCTTGGTGGTGCCTTGTTCGTACTGCGCCCACAACAACTGCGCTTCGACCGGGGCTTTTGGCTCGGCTAAAATAGGTAAATTTTCCACCGCACTTTTATTGAATTTCACAACGATTTCGGCTTGCACGGCTTCCGGCATGGATTTCACGGCATACTCATAGCCGCCGCCTCGACTTGACCGTTTTCTACTATCCCATTTTTCTCTAGCAGCTTTACCTAATATGCCTTTATGTGTTTTAGGTAAACTTAAAACTTGAAGCTGCAATAGCTCAGCGACGGTATAGTGACTTTTTAAAGTTAAATTACTCATAAAAGATCCTTTTTTGTATCTTTTAAGTTTATTTTCATTTATGATTAAAACTTATTCGTTAAAACAGGTTTACGATTACGTTCAATCCGCTCAAGCGACCGCGCCGCCCAGATTTCCTCAGGGGCAACTCCGACGGCATTAGCAATCAATCTTTCCATTTTTGGATAAGGTTTATCTAACGCCGATTTCAATGTGTTATAGCTAACGTTGCCAGCGTTTGCTAAAGAACGTAACGACCATCCGTTTTTTCGTAATGCCGCTAAAATATCCGCTCGGTGCCAGTCTCGATTTGCGGTTTTTTTAGCGCCGTCTAATACACTCATTGAATACACTCCTTTTTATGTATCTAATGCGTGTATTAAACGGTAAAACTTTAATAAAGTCAATGGTAAAACTTAAATTATTTTAAAAATAAACCTTTAAAATTATTTAAACCAATTAAAACAATGGTTTGTATTTAGTTTTACCATAAATATTTTTTACTTAAAAAAGGTAAATCTTTCCAATTATTAAGATTTACCATTAACGCGGAGATAGAGATGAGTAAAGCTAAAGTTTATGACCAAGAGTTTGCCAAAAGAATGCAATTTCTTTTAAATACTAAATTTGATGGTAACTACAGTAAATTTTCTAGAGCTGTTGGGGTTCAACAGCCATCCTTAGTAAAATGGATTAAGGGCGAATCGGATCCTACTAGAACAAGTTTATTCCGAATATCTGAAGCTTCGGGAGTAAGTGCTGGTTGGCTAATCTCAGGACAAGGAGATCCCGAACCTGTAAATATAACTCAAGATATTAGCGGCGTGACAATGATTGACAGTTTTTCTTCCATTAATGTTTCAGCGGGTTACGGCAGCTTTAATGAGGGCGTGACACAGCCCGACGGGCAAGTACCGTATTCGGATGAACTGTTACATAAACTCAGCGTAAAACCGCGCCACGGCGCCGTTTTCTGGGCGGATGGCGTTTCAATGCGCCCGACCATTGACGACGGCGATCAGATGTTGGTGGATTTATCAAAGAAAGAGATTAAAGGCGATAAAATTTACTTGGTGCAAAACGGTGCCAGCGTGTGGGTGAAACGCCTTAAAATCAATTGGGACGGGCTGGAACTGATTTCAGATAACAAAGATGAATACCCGCCAATCCGCTTAACGCAAGCCGAGGCGGAAGATTTACAGGTTATCGGGCAGGTAGTGCACATCGGCAAAAATCTCACTTAAACCGGATTTAAACAAAATTTAAAGCCGAATTTAAATTTCTCATTTCAAGTGGTTATTTTGCCATTTTCCGCCAAACCTTAAAATTTTTCCCATTTCATTATTCTTCTTTTCCTCAACAAATAAAAAAGGGGCTGACACTCTGCCAACCCCCGTTTTATCTGGTTCCTGCCAACATATTCCCGCTTATTTCAACCAAATCCCTATTTCTTTTTGTTTTTCTCATCTTTAGTGGTTGGATACAAAGGTGATAGAGATCAGCGCATCAAACGCCCCTTGCGGCATTTTTTGCCCGTTGGCGTAAGTATTGACACATCTTTCCGCTTGCTTAATGCCTTTGGCGAAAGCTCTGGCGATTTCTTCATTGGTATAAATTTTATTTGGTATGATTTTTTCTACAGCTTCCGTTGTGCCGATGCCAAAAGTTAGGACATCAGAAGGGCAGTGATAGGGCTTTCGCTGACAGCCTTCAGCATTACCGATTAAGAGCAAGCCTTGTTTTGAGGTTTGCAATTCATTGCCGTATAAAGCGAATGTTAAGCCGACAATGGCGGTGATACCGCACGCCCATTTAGCGCTTTTTCTTATCATTGATTTTTCCTTCTACTTCTAATTTTCTTAATTCAAAATCTTTTTTCTTGTAATACCAATTCACCACCCACGTTGCGATGGTGACGATAATCCCAACGATAACGCCAACATCGGCAAGCGTAACATCGCTTAACATATTGCTGATCACTCCCATAAATGCGGTAAAACCGCCTGATACATAAGGCGCATTGCTTTGAATGTCTTTCATTTTGTTAGCTCCATAACTGCAACGTATCTTGTGCAACGCTGATCTTTTCGGTGTCAGGATCGGGCAAATTCACTTCTGTGCCGATAGGGATTATCGGCAAATTCATCAAGTGCGGATTCAGTTCGCATGCGATTTCTAAATAGCCTTGGCTTTTGCCTAAATGGCGGTAAACAATGGCATCGAGATTGTCATTTTGTTGGGCTCGCACTTTCATCAGATCAGCTCCACGTCAATTCTTCGGCGTTTCAACATATCGCTGATAGCAAAACGGGCATCACGGCGGAGTTGGTCAATGATGTCTTTGAGCTGTTCCATTTTCTTATCACCCTCATTGGTGCTGTCGTAACTTGCGTAGCGTTCGTATAAATTGGCAACGGCAAGGCAAATCACGGCACGTTGATAGCGTTGCACTAAAATGCTTTCGTCATTTATGCGTGGAGCCGGAATACTTGCCAAATGACCGTATTTCGCATTTTCCTGCTGGAATGCGCTCAATTCTTCATTGACCGAAGCCATTGCCTCAATCAGAGAATCTTTTAAGCGAAATTCGGTCACTGTGCCATCAATACGCATTTGATTGCGGCATTGAGAGATCGAAAAATCAGGGAAAAAGGGTTCATTGCTGATTAAATCATCGGTGTTAGGATAGGTTTCTACCTGTTTTTGCACTGCGCCCATTTCATAATCGGGAGCAAGTTTGATTGAGATTGCACCGTCTGACATTGTGTTTACCTATAAAAAAAGCGGGGTGGGGATTCATCAAATGCGGTGTAGAAATTTAGAAAATTTTGACCGCACTTTGAATCCGCCCCGCGGCTGCGTGGTTTGCTTGGATTACGTTCTTTCTTGCTTGTGCAAGAAAGAACCAAAGAACACACCCCGACTAAATCGCTTTTCCGCCCTTAGAATGAATTTTCTTTACGGGAAATTTGTCAACTCGCTGCGCTCAAACAGGACAAATTTCCCTAAAAATTCATTCACAGTCGGGCGATTTACACGGGGCTTAAACAACATCAAGATTCACTCTCGTTTTTCTCAAGTTGCTTACGGAGTTTTTTTATCTCGCCTTTCACGCCGATTTTCTGATCTAAGCCGAGTGCTCGTTCGAGATATTCAAGGGCTTGAGTGGGGTTTTTCTCAATAGTGAGCAACCCCAATTCCCGCAATAATCTTGCACGGCTTTCGTCCGGCATATCACAATCGGCGGTGATGCGGTTGGCTTGTTCCAAATACGCCACTTCAAAAGGTTGATTTGCTGCCTGCGCCGCTTTGGCTTGGTCGGCAAATTCTTCAGCGATAAGTGTGCCTAATGTTCGGCTGAACGGTTCAGGCAGTCGCAAATCGTGAAAAACGGCATAGTCGGCAATGGTTAAAGCAAGGTGATATTCCCCACAGTCAATCGCCCATACGCACCACGTCATCACCACATTATCTTGTTTACCCGTTCCAGCAGATAATGCGCCCTCAATCCAAGGCAAATAATCCGGCAAAATACGTTTTTTAAATTCTGCTTTGCGCACCGTGGATTGGATTTGTTTTAAATCCTTTTTGTGGCGGGCAAGCAAGCGGAGCATTTTGTCGTATTCGCTAAATTGGCTTAAATCTTCGGTTTCTGCCGCATTGGCTAAAGCGGCAGAGACTTCGATAAAATGACGTTTAGTCGGTCGCATTGGCTTATTCCGTTGCGCCGTTAGTGGTTTCGCTAGCCGGCGCGTCAACAATCGTGATGTTTTTCGCCAGTGCGACTGCCTCATAGTTTTCGACTACATACGCCTCATTTGAGGATAAATAGTCTTCTACACGATTGCGTTCCGGTTTGTCTTTAAAGTGACGGCGCACTCTTCCTTCTTGTACGTAGATTGACAAGTTATCCAATGCGGTGATAAGCACTGTGCCTTTCGGGAAATACGGTACGGAAACCGCTTGTAAACCGCCCACGCGTTTTTGGCTGATGACCGTATCACCGGCGACTTGCTCGCTTGGTTTTTCTTGATTGATTAATGGGAAGTATTTATCTGCTAATAAATCGCTACCCATGATCGCCACGAGTTTTGTGTCATCACGGTATTGTGCAGGGATAAAGTCTTCTTTAAGGGCGAACACAAAGGCATCAAGATTTTTGTAGGTTTTACCTGTGCCGATTTCGATTTTGCCGCTACCTTTGGTTTCTTCTGTCATTACACGGGCAGTGGCTTTGGTTTCGATTTGGTGTAACCAGCCAACATTGACATCTTGCAATAATGGGTTTGTTTTGAGGTTAGTTGTTGCGGCAACACTTGAACCGTTAAAACCGATCATAATGCGGTCGTGTGCAATGCGTTCAGCTTTGAGATTGCCAATTCGAGCGGCAAAATCAGGGAATTTCGCCCAACTATCCAAAGTGGCGTAGTTCAAATGGGTGTCGAAGTTGGTTTGCTCGCAAGAGTAGGTGTTTTCTTCAAGACTGTGAATGTCTCTGGTTTCACGCTCTTTTTTGTTGGTATCGGTTCGGCTTGCAATAGGGCCTAATACTCCTAAACGCAAAGTCGCACCTTTCATTTCCGTCACCATCACTACATTAATGCGTTTTAGAAAGTCGGAGTTTTCCAAGACGGCGTTTTCGAGTTTTTGTTGAATAGTTGGCTCAACGGTGAATTGACCGCCTGCAGCGATAAATTCTACGGATTCGCCATTGTCTGTTGCTACACCGGCGAAATAATGGGCTAATTTAGTTTTGGTAAATTTATTCATTTTGGCTTCCTGTGGTGATAATTAGAAGAAACGACCGTCTGCTTCGGTTGTTTCGCCCGCAACTAAAGGGCGTTCGGTATAGTCGGCAGATGGCGTTTGTTCAAGTTGGGTAAACTTGCTTTGAATCGCTTCTTGGGTTTCTTGCATTTTTGCAAATTCCGCTTTTTGTTTTTCAAAATCGGCAGAAAGTGCGGTCAGTTTTTCCAAGGTTTCTTTGGTTTGTTCCGCTAAAAGCTCAATGGATTTTTCATGATCCGCAAAGCGTTCGTCATCGGATTTTTCTTTTTTACTGAACAACGCCTTGATTTTTTCAAACACGGAGAAATTCGGTTTTTCTTCAATGTCTTCAAATTCAAGCAACGTTTCCACGGCAGCAGTGAACAGGTTTTCCGCTTTTAATTTGCGGGACGCCAAGCCGTTGTGCGAGAAGGAAAGCATTTCCGTGCCAAGACTTGCCGGATTGTCCGTTACCGCAAGACCGACCAAATAGGCTTTGCCGGTGTCGGCGAAATTGGTGTCGATTTCAACGGATGTATAGACTTTTTGCCCTGCCTGATTGAGCTTAATCAAACTTTCCGTTGGGATAATTTCAGCTAATAATTGCAGTTTGCCATCTTTACGTTCTTGGGATTTCAGTGCAATCACATCACCAAAACAATGAGCGTTTGGCATATCTTCAAAAAACAGGGTGAATTTGATGTGATCTAAATTAATGCGTGCACCGTAAGTATTTTTTGGATCATAGCTTTCAGCCATTTCCTCAATCCACTTACGCTGAATTTCGCGACCGTCTGTGGTTGCGCCCTCTGTCGCAACGACAAACCATTTCGATTTTTTCGGCATGGGTTATCCTTTTTATGGTTCAAGTTGCGCCCATTCTGAAAGACTTTTTACACCTGTGCGAGTGCTTGCCATTGTTGCTTTTGGTTTCACAAAACGCCCTGAAAGACGACCGCATTTATCCTTTCTACTATGCCGTTATTAAAATTTAAGAGATAACGCATGACAGAACCTATCAACAATCCACCTCAACCGGAAAACACGGCAGATACCAAACGCCGAGCGCAAGTGATGTATTTCAGCGGTTATAAAATTGCGGAAATATCACGTCAGTTAAATATTCCAACATCGACTATTTCCAGTTGGAAAGAGCGTGAAAAATGGGATGATTTCGCACCGGTCGGGCGTGTGGAACTGACCCTTGAAAGCCGTTTGAACTTGCTCATTCTGAAAGAAAACAAGAGCGGGGCAGATTACAAAGAAATTGATTTACTCGGTCGCCAAATGGAACGGATGGCTAGGGTGAAAAAATATTCTTTTGGCGAAGGCAATGAAGTTGATTTGAACCCGAAACTTGCCAATCGGAATAAAGGCGAACGCAAAAAAGCGGAGCAAAACGCCATCAGCGAAGAGCAAGAGGAATTGTTGATTAATGGCTTTCTTGAGGGAATGTTTAATTATCAACGGGTGTGGCATAAGGCAAAAGAACATCGAATCCGCAATATTTTGAAAAGTCGTCAGATTGGGGCGACTTATTATTTTGCTCATGAAGCCTTTGTTGATGCGCTGACAACAGGCCATAATCAAATTTTCCTTTCGGCCAGTAAAAAACAGGCGTTGCAGTTCCGTTCTTACATTGTGAATTATGCCAAACAAACCGCAGATGTGGATTTGAAAGGGGAAACCATCAAACTGCCGAATGGGGCGGAGTTGATTTTTCTTGGCACGAACTCGGCAACAGCCCAATCGTATCACGGCAATTTGTACTTTGACGAAGTGTTTTGGGTGCCGAAATTTGATGTGATGCGCAAAGTGGCATCGGGTATGGCGGCACAAAAGATGTATCGTCAAACTTACTTTTCTACGCCGACAACCATTGCGCACCCTGCCTATGCGTTTTTTTGCGGCAAAGCCTTTAATCGCAACCGTGCAAAATTGGAAAAAGTGGAAATTGATATTTCCCACGAAAATTTACGTGCCGGCAAGCTCTGTGCGGATCGTCAGTGGAAACAGATTGTCAGCATTTACGATGCGATGGAAGGCGGCTGCAACTTGTTTAACATTGATGATTTGATTGCGGAAAACAGCAAGGAAGAGTTTAATCAGCTGTTTTTGTGCCAATTTGCTGATGATGATAGCTCCGCTTTCAAATTTGCTGATCTTCAGTTGTGTCAAGTGGATAGCCTAGAAGAGTGGGAGGATTATAAACCATTTTGGCAACGACCTTTCGGCAATCGGGAGGTATGGCTCGGTTATGACCCGGCATTTACTGGCGACCGTGCGGCACTCGCTATTGTTGCACCGCCTAAAGTGGAAGGGGGCGACTATCGTGTGTTGCATTGGCAAACTTTTCACGGAATGGATTATGAAGCGCAAGCAAATCGAATCAAACAATTTTGTGATGACTATAACATCACTCGTATTGTGATTGATAAAACGGGAATGGGGTCGGGCGTGTATCAAGAGGTAAGGAAATTTTATCCAATGGCGCAAGGGCTAGATTATAACGTCGACCTGAAAAACGAAATGGTACTGAAAACGCAAAACCTCATTCAGAAACGCCGTCTAAAATTTGACGGCAAAGAAATTATCACTAGTTTTATGACAGTAAAAAAACGCACAACCGGCACAGGCAGAATCACTTATGTTTCCGACCGTTCGGAAGAAGCAAGCCACGGTGATTTATCGTGGGCGATCATGAACTGCATTTTAAACGTTCCTTACGGCTCCGGCGGCGATGTTGTCGGCAGCGCACAAACAACAATTTTCACCTTTGAATAGGATTTAATAATGAAAAAATCACGTAAAAAAACGACCGCACTTTCTTCACAAGCCAGAACGGAAGCCTTTAGTTTTGGTGAGCCGATTCCCGTGCTTGATCGTGCGGAAATCCTCAATTATTTTGAGCCGGTGCTGATGTATCAAAAATATTACAATCCGCCGATTAATTTGAGTTATCTCTCTAAAGCATTGAATGCCTCGGCACATCATCAAAGTGCGATCACGGTGAAGAAAAATATTTTGCTTTCAACTTGTAAAACGACCGCACTTTTGCCACGCACACAGTTGGAAAAATTGGTACAGGATTATTTGGTTTTTGGTAATGCCTACATTGAAATTAAGCGTAATCGCTTTGGCAATGTGATGGCATTAAATGCACCTCTGGCGAAATATATGCGGGTTGGTGTAGAGCGGGGCGTATTTTATCAAGTGGTGAATGGAGTTGATGAACACGAGTTTGCAAAAGGTTCGGTTTTCAATTTGGTTAATCCGGACGTGAATCAAGAGGTTTATGGTGTGCCGGAATATTTGGCCGCATTGCAGTCTGCATTTTTAAATGAGAGTGCAACATTGTTCCGCCGTAAATATTATTTGAATGGTGCGCATGCGGGTTCAATAATCTATTTAACGGATCCTACTCAAAACAAAGATGATGTTGATGCGATTAAAGCGCAAATTCGACAAACCAAAGGCACAGGCAATTTTAAGAATTTGTTTATTCATATTCCTGATGGCAAGAAAGACGGGTTGCAAGTGATTCCCCTTTCCGATGCTATAGCTAAAGATGATTTTCTCAATATTAAAAATGCAAGCCGTGATGATGTGTTAGCTGCGCACCGTGTACCACCTCAACTGATGGGGATTATCCCGAATAATACCGGCGGTTTTGGTGATGTGGAAAAAGCGACCAAAGTGTTTTTTGTCAATGAGATTATTCCGCTACAAGAACGCTTGAAAGAAATTAATGCGATTGTTGGAAAGGAAGTGATCACTTTCAGCGAATATAAACTGTTTGAATAAAAACAGATCCTTTTAAAATAAAAATGCCCGTGCCTACCACGGGTTTTTTATTGCAAATGAAAGGGTTTTTGCCCCTTATTTATTTAATTCTGCCCCAGTTTATTATATCAAAACACCCCATAACACAAAGGTGAAAACCTTATTTTTCCCTGATTTTCAGCCACTTTCACGCACGAAAAATCGCAGTCAAACCCTCGCCACGCCCGCGCACTAAATGTGTTGATTTCAACGCAAATTGCGATCCTCAATCAAGCCTTTTCAGATATAGCGCCTTTCAGATCCTGACTTTTAGATCTTTCAACGCAAATCAACGCAGAAAAACGCATTTTTTGATTGGTTTTAAACGTGCGAGTTCAAGTCTCTATATTTTTTTAATCAAAAAATGTAAAAATATTTGGTTCATTAAAATTTGCACCAAGATTTGAATAATGCTTTGATAAATATAGTGATTATTTTCACGCTCAGAGCACCATTAAACTGAACATAGCCCCGCGTAATTAATCGCGGGGTTTTGTTTTTTCTGCATTTTATAAGGCTTTATCGTACTTTTGCTACTCGTAACTTATGATGTGTTTGTTGAATCTTCCTCTCACGTTATTGTCTACTTTTCTCATTTTCGAAACAGTACAGTTCACTCCGGTCATTTAAACGCTATGGTAAAGTGTACCCGGTGTTTTTCTATTATATATACACTTTTTTTATTTTTTTGTGCTGGAAATCTTCACACTGATCCATAGGTGAAACTTTGCAAAATATAATCTTGATACAATGTAATCCTATTTGATACAATGTAGTCATGTTTGATACACAAGGAAAGAAATAAACAATAACGCCATTACTGTTTATCAACTTAGCGGCTTTAGAAAATGGCTAAAATCCCTAAAAGACTTAATCGCCAAAGAAGCCATATTAAAACGCATAGAACGAGCAGAACAAGGGAATCTAGGGGATCATAAAAGCGTAGGCAATGGCGTGTATGAAATGAGAGTATTTGTAGGCAAAGGCTATCGGGTCTATTTTACCCAGCAAAATGGGGTAACGTATTGGCTACTTTGCGGCGGAGATAAATCTACGCAACAAACTGACATAGAGAAAGCTAAAGCGATATGCCAGCTACTCAAACCAACACTTAAATGAGCAATAGGGGGATATAATGGGAAAGACAATCATCGTAAATGGCATTGAGTTAGACGAAGAGGATCTACAAGTCAGCCAATTTGATGCAGCAGAATATTTAAACGAAGATGAAGCATTAACCGAGCTTTATTTGAAAAATGCGTTAGAAACTGCAAATCAGGCAGAAATTCTACAAGCCTTTAAAACGGTGGCAAGAGCGAAAGGAATGACGCAAACAGCCGCAAAAGCGGGCATTGCGCGGGAAAACCTTTACAGAACGTTATCTGGCAAAACCGAGCCTAAATTTAGCACTATGCAACGTTTAGCGCAGGCTTTAGGTTATGAGTTGATGTTCAGTATCAAGCCAAAAGCCAAGATTTGAAACAATCCGCAAAATTCTAAATGTGTTGAATATTGAGTTAATCTTACAAGTCAAAACTGCACAAGCTCAACAATCCACATAAATGGGGCAATAACGCCCCTTTTCCTGCTTGCCTAACCCACCAAAAAAGCGAGATTGACGACTTGAGCAATGAACAACAAAAAGCACTGATGACAGGCTTAAAAGAAATTCAAGCGCACCAAAAAGGCAAAATCGAGTTACCCAGTTACACACTAAACCGCCCGGAACTGCTTGAGATGAAAGCAAGCGAAATCAAAGCAATTCGAGAAAGTTTAAAACTATCTCAATCAATGTTTGCACTAAAATAATGAGGTACCGATATTTGCTTAGAAGACCATAACATTAAAGTAATTAACATTCTTCCTATTCTGCCGTTACCATCTTTAAATGGATGCAGAGCCTCAAACTCTAAACTATCAAAAACGAAGCGCTAATCCATTAGTCAATCTTTTAACGTTAATTTTTACTATCCAACCCGCTCGGATGTTCTTCCGATAACTTAAAAATCAGAGCGGGTATCCTTTAAAAGTGCGGACATAATTGAGAGAAAACCAGGAATTTATTGACCGCACTTTTATCAAAATAATAAGCGGGGTTAGCGAAATCCGCAAGGTAATGACTGATTGCCCGGAACCTTCGTTAAGGCGGAAATTCGAGCGGTGGGGTGTGGCTTTTTCTGGGGGGATTCGGTGCTGAATTGTGTCAATTAAAATGAAAAAAATTCATTTAAATGAATAAGAAACGCATGATTTCTAAAATCTGTTTCAGGTTATGTAAAGAAGTGCAAATATTGGTGTTCTTAATTGAATAAAAACTAATTGTCTATAATATGGCAGGGATTTTAGAGTTAGTCATCGTGTTATCCTCAGCGTAAAAATCATATCCTCAAAACATCATCAGGCATTTCAATGTAAAAGGATAAAAACAGGGAAGGTTTAGTCTTCACTCCCTCCGGTACATGCGGCGCGCTCTCACTTTTATCTCAATTAAGGATCATATAATGAACAAAATTTTTAAAGTAATTTGGAATCATGCTACACAAACCTGGGTTGCTGTTTCGGAATTAGATAAAGCGAAAGGGAAAACGAAATCCTCTTCCGGCCGGAAAAAAGGCGTTGCGGTGTTGGCGCTTTCCGTTGCGGCGACGGGCGGCTGTTTAATCGGCGGGGCGGCTGTTGCGGCAACGGCAATGAATATTGCTGGTGAGGTAACAAGTTCAACCGATGTTGATATGGAAGTTGCAATTGGTAAAGGGTCTCAGGTTGTTAATACTTCGACAGTTTCTACCTCAGATAGTACAGGGGGGACTACTTCCGGCGGTATAGCAATTGGTTCTAGTTCCACTGCGGTAGGAAGTGGTGTATCTGTTGGTTTAGATGCTTTTGCCGGTGCTGACTCACTGGCATTTGGTGCTGGTGCAACGGCGAATACAAAAGGTAAGGCTGGAGGTGCAACCTCTCCTAGTACTGCGATTGGTAACGGGGCTTATTCGGAAGGCGAATATGCATTAGCCATAGGCGCATTTTCTAAAGCAACAGAGAACAGCTCTATAGCGCAAGGGGTGATGGCGGCAACGTCAAAAGCAGGATCTATTGCTATCGGACGTTCATCTGGGGCAAATACTACTCAAGGAAGTGGTCGAACATTAAAGAATGGTATAAATATTCCGACAATTGATATTGCTCAGTCTGAAGGTCATGGTTCTGTTTCTATTGGTACCCGTAGCCATGCTTATGGCGATTTGAGCGTTGCTATTGGTCAGTCGTCTTCAGTCAGCAATACTTCTGCGCTATCGGTGGCGTTAGGGGCGAAATCGGTGGCAGGGGCATTTAATAATGAACAATCTTCCACCAATGTGACCTTTTTAAATGCTTCAGGGGTGAATGAAACCAAGGAATATGCCGGAACTTATAAGGCGGTAACAATACCGACTACTGATTCCAATAAATTAATGGCTGCAAGCCAAGCCAATGGTACCAGTGTATTGGCTATTGGGGCAGCAGATTCCGAACGCCAGATTCAATATGTGGCAGCAGGTCGGGTGACAGAAAATTCTACCGATGCGATTAACGGTTCACAGCTTTATCATGTTTTAAATTATATGGGCTTTAATGTGCATAACACGAGTGATAGCTCTGTTGCTCGTATTAATAATAATTCTCATATCCAATTTAAAGATGGTAATTTAACCGAAGTTGTTGCCGCTGCGAAAGACGGAGGCGTTAATGCAACGGTAACGGTAAATGTTAAACAAGGCAGCTTTAATACTACAACTGACGGTACGGTAGTTGCCAATACCAGCCAGACCGGTGTGGCAACGGTTGCTGATGTGGCTGCTGCGGTGCAAAGTGCGGGTTGGTATGCAACTTCTAACAAAACCGGAACGGGGAATAATACCGGTTCAAGCAATGAATTGATTAATCCGGGTGACACCGTGACCTTTATTGCCGGGGATAATATTAATATTACGCAAAGCAACGGTAATTTCACCATATCTTCAACTGGCGTGCATTACTATAGTGTGAATGATAATGGCACACAGCAAGCTAACTATAAAAATGATGGTGCTACAGGCGTTAATGCATTAGCTGCCGGCGTTGCGGCTAATGCTAGCGGTGCTAATGCAACGGCTATCGGGATTAATTCGACTGCGTCCGGTATAGGCAGTGTTTCTATTGGTAATGAATCTAAAGCAGCCGGATTAAGAACGGTTGCAATCGGTGAATTGTCTAATGCAACAATGAATGATGATATTGCGGTCGGTTATGGTGCTAAAACTAATACGAATAACTCAGCTAATACAAGCAGCCAAGGAGGCGCGTTGGCATTCGGTATTCATACCAATGCCGATGGTGATAACGCGGTTGCGGTGGGGAATAAAGCCAATGCCACAGGAAATTCTGCTATTGCGCTTGCCGGTAACAGCACCGGCACCGGTGCGGTAAATGTCGGTTATCAAGGGGAGGCGACAGGAAACAGCACGGTAAGCATGGGTTATTATGCTAAGGCTACAAAGGATTATGCAACGGCTATCGGTAGTCAGGCAAAAGCCGGCGGCATTCAGTCGGCAGCACTGGGCGCAAATGCAAATGCTTCAGCAGACTATTCATCGGCATTAGGCGGTAATGCCAATGCTTCGGCAAATTATTCTTCAGCTGTGGGCAGTTATGCTAATGCAAGCAGCGATTATGCTTTTGCCGGCGGCTATTATGCCAAGGCAAGCAATGAAAGCACCATTGCGCTGGGTAATAATGCAAACGCAAGCGGGGAAAGTGCCATCGCTCAGGGGTATCACGCCAATGCGAGCAAAGATAGCAGTATTGCTATCGGTAAAGAGGCGAACGCTTCAGGCACACAGTCTATTGCGATTGGCAGCAGCAACAATGTATCCGGCGTGAATTCCAGTGCCATTGGTAACAACAATACCATTTCTTCGGCTGCACAAAATACCAGCGTGCTGGGTAACAATGTGAATGCGACAACCAAAGATTCCGTGATCTTGGGGGATTCTTCTCAAGGCGATGCGTCGGTGGTCGGTTGTACTACCGCAACGGTAAATAATATTACTTATACTGGATTTGCCGGTACCAGCGTAGATTCCGGCGAATATGTCAGCATTGGTGCTAAAGGTGATGAACGCAAAATTATCAATGTTGCGGCGGGGAATATCACTGCCGGCTCTACCGAAGCGATTAACGGTTCACAGCTTTATATGGTTGCGAATAATCTAACGGATTATGTAAATAATGTATCCTGGAAACTGGGTAATAATAGCGGCACTAAAGTTGATGATGTAAAAGCCGGTGATCAGGTGAATTTTGTTAACGGTACCAATACGGTGTCGAATGTGACTGTTACCGAAAACAATACGGTATCCAATGTGTCTTACAGTGTGAAAGTGGATAACTCCACCATTAAAACCGGTGATGACGGCAACGTTACGGCAAATACTACTAATCTGACAGTAAATAATAACGGTACGGTAAAAGTTGATGACAATGGAAACGGGTCAAATCTGGTGAATGCCAGCACCGTGATTAACGCCATTAACAATGCCTCATTTGTGGCGACAATCGGCACCAATACGACGACTTTTGCTAATCAGGACGGTAAATCTAATTATACGGTAAAAGCCGGTGAAACTCTGGTATTCCAAGCAGGTAAGAACCTGAAAGTGAAACAGGAAAATGGCGCCTTTACTTATGCTACGGAAGATAATGTAAGTTTTGAGAACGTTAAAGTCGGCAATGTAACAATTAATTCCACCACAGGTATTGATGCAGGTAACACCACCATTACCAATGTTGCAAACGGCACTAACGCAACGGATGCGGTGAATCTCAGCCAGTTAAATTCAACTAAAACGGAAGTGAAGTCAGCAAACCAAACTGTGACGGTAACGAACTCTACCGGTACAGAGGGGCAGACGATTTATAATGTTGAAGTCAATGCGGACGGTAAAACCATTAACACTAACAGCAGCACCGGCGCGCTGGAAGTAGTTAGCGGTAACACCACAACCAATAGTAATGGCACGGCGAAAGTGGCGGACGGCAGCAATAATACGGATGTGGCGACTATCGGCGATATTGTTAATACCATGAATAATGTGTCTTGGAATATCACTTCAGGCACCAACGGTACGGGTACTCAAGCCGGTACTAAATCCGATGAACAGGTTAAAGCCGGCGAGACCGTTACTCTATTAGCCGGTGACAATATGGTGATTAAGCAGGATGGCCAGAACTTTACTTATTCCGTCAGCGCGACACCAACATTTACCAACGTGACGGTTAATGATACCTTAACTGTCGGCCCGGTAAAAATTAACAATACAACCGGCATTGACGCAGGCAATACGACAATTACCAACGTATCTAACGGCACTAATGCAACGGATGCGGTAAATCTCAGCCAGTTAAATGCAACCAAAACTGAAGTAACCTCAGCGAACAATACCGTTAATGTTACCAGTTCGACAGGTGATAAAGGTCAGACTATTTATAACGTTGAAGTGAATACGGATAATACAACCATTAAGCCAAATTCTACGACTGGCGCATTGGAAGTGGTAACAGGTAACACCACAACCAATACTAACGGTACCGCAGCTGTAGCGAATGGTAGTAACGTAAGCAGTGTGGCAACAGTCGGTGATATTGTTAACACGATTAACAATGTATCCTGGAAACTGGGTAACAGCACAGCTCAAAAAGTTGATGATGTAAAAGCCGGCGATCAGGTGAATTTTATTAACGGTACTAATACCGTGTCGAATGTGACTGTAAATGATGACGGTACGGTATCTAATGTATCTTACAGTGTAAATGTGGATAATTCCACTATTAAAACCGGTGATGACGGCAAAGTTACTGCGAACACTACTAATCTGACGGTAAATGACAACGGCACGGTAAAAGTGGATGATGCTAACGGTTCGAATCTAGTTAATGCAAGCACAGTAACCAATGCGATTAACAACGCTTCCTTTGTGGCGACAATCGGCAAAGATGCAACTGATTTTACTGATCAGGACGGTAAATCCAGCTACAAAGTGAAAGCCGGTGAAACCCTGACATTCCAAGCGGGTAAAAACCTGAAAGTGAAACAGGATAACGGTACTTTCACTTATGCTACGGAAGATAATGTCACATTTAATAATGTGAATACTACCACGCTGACCGTCGGTAATGTGGCAAACAGCAGTGCGCCGACAGTCAACTTTAGTGCGGAAGCGGCCACAAACGCTACGAACAATAATGCAAGCAATATGCCGGTGAACGCACTGAATATTACCACTAACGGTAAGCCGACACAGATTACCGGTGTAGGTTCGGTATTAAATACACAAACCGTTAATACCAATCCGAACGGAACTGCAAGTAGCTCGACTTTAGTGAATTTAACCAACTTACCGGAAACGACCTTAAATTCCGCCGCCACCGTGCGTGATCTGCAGAATATGGGCTGGGTGGTTTCTGCTCTGGGTAATAATTATACCGATACGGTGAAAAACGCCAATGAAGTGAAATTTGTTGGCGAAGGTGCGGTTAATGTTACCGGGGTAACGAATGACAATATCCGTTATGTCAATATTTCGGTTAACGAGACTCAGGTGCGTAATAATATTACCGGTAATGCTACTGTGGACGGTAACGGAACAGCAGTTGTACCGAATATTACCAATAATGCGACTGCCGGCGATCAGCTGGTAAATGCCACTACTTTGGTAAATGTGGCGAACAATGTATCCTGGAAACTGGGTGATAACAGCGGCACTAAAGTCGATGATGTAAAAGCCGGTGATCAGATTAACTTTGTTAACGGTAGCAATACGGTGGCGAATGTGACTGTTACCGAAAACGGTACGGTATCCAACGTGTCCTACAGTGTGAATGTGGATAATTCCACTATCAAAACGGACGGCGATAAAATCGTTGCCAATACCACAAATCTGGCTGTTAATGATAACGGCACAGTAAAAGTGGACGGCGGCGACGGCGCTAATCTGGTTAATGCAAGCACAGTAACCAATGCGATTAACAATGCTTCTTTTGTAGCGACAATCGGCACAGATGCAACTGATTTTACCGATCAGGAGGGTAAATCTGAGTACAAAGTGAAAGCCGGTGAAACCCTGAAATTCCAAGCGGGTAAAAACCTGAAAGTGAAACAGGAAAACGGTACCTTTACTTATGCCACGGCAGATGATGTGAGCTTTAACAGTGTGAAAGTCGGCAATGTGACGATTAATTCCACCACAGGCATTGATGCAGGTAACACCAAAATTACTAATGTCACTGCGGGTACCAATGCAACGGATGCGGTGAATGTTAGTCAGTTGAACTCATCCGTGGCGGCTGCAAAAACGGAAGTGACTTCAACAAATAATACCATTAATGTCACAAACTCTACCGGCAAAAACGGTCAGACGGTTTATAACGTTGAAGTGAATACGGATAATACGACAATTAAACCGAACAGCACCACCGGTGCGCTGGAAGTGGTGAGCGGTAATACCACTACTAATGACAACGGTACAGCCGAAGTTGAGGACGGCAGCAACACTACGGATGTGGCGACCATCGGTGATATTGTCAACACCATTAATAATGTGTCGTGGAATACCGTTGCGGGTAAAGTTGACGGCACTAATGGTGAGGTGGAAGGCAATGCGACCGCCAAAGTGAAAGCCGGCGAAACCGTGACTTATAATGCAGGTAAAAATATCAAGATTGTACAAAACGGGACAACCTTTAATCTGTCCACGACCGATGATGTCAACTTTAACAGTGTGAAAGTCGGCAATGTGACGATTAATTCCAGTGGTATTGACGCGGGTAATACGCAAATCACCAATGTGACTGCGGGCACCAACGGCACGGATGCGGTGAATCTGGATCAGTTAAATAAATCCGTGGCGGCATCTAAAGAAGAAGTGACGTCAAAAGATAAATCCGTGACGGTCAATGTTTCACAAAACGCCACCACCGGTGCGAATATTTATGACTTAGCGGTCAACACCGACGGCACAACCATTAACACCAATAGCACCACCGGTAAACTGGAAGTGATCACCGGCGGTTCGCAAGTGAATGCCAATGGTACGGCCGCAGCGAAAAGTGGTGATGAAAATAAAGTGGCGACCGTGGGTGATATTGTCAATACGGTAAATAATGTGTCTTGGAATCTGACGACTTCAAAATCTGACGGTAATGTAACGGGTACGACAGAAGAGCAGATTAAAGCGGGTGAAGTGGTGACGATTGATGCAGGTAAAAACATTAATGTTACCCAATCGGCGAATAAAATCTCTATCGCGACCAATATGAACTCAAGTTTTGACAGCGTAGTGGTCGGGCCGGTGACAATCAATTCAACCGGCATTGACGCAGGCAACACCACCATTACCAATGTCGCAAACGGCACTAACGGTACGGATGCGGTGAATCTGAATCAGTTAAATAAATCCGTTGCGGCGGCGAAAACGGAAGTGACGTCTAAAGATAACACCGTAAACGTCACCAACTCTACCGGCGCCAACGGTCAGACGATTTACGATTTATCGGTAAAAACCGGATCCTTTGGCAACACGACCAACGGTGCTTTAGTGGCGGGTAATGACGGTTTTGCTACCGTGACCGATATTATCAACGCGGTGAACAGCGGTTATTGGAAAGTCGGCAATAACGCCGGGACTGAAACGGCGCAGATTAAATTCGGCGATCAGGTGAACTTTGTCAACGGTGTCGGTACGAAATCCAATGTCAGCGGTTCGAATGTGACCTTTGATGTGAATCTGGTGTCCGGCGATAATTCCGTCAGCGTAACCAATAATACCGACGGTTCCGTAAACTTAAGTGTGAATACCACCAACGTGAAGAACGCCTTAGCCGGTAACGTCACCACCAATCCGAACGGAACGGTGAAAGTTGCCGATAACACCGACGGCTCTAATTTTGTCAACGCCACCAATGTGGTTGATGCGATTAATAAGTCCGGCTGGATCACCAATTCGACCACCGCAACCGGCGGCGCAACCGAAACCGTGATTAATCCGGGTAAAGCGGTGAATTTCGAAGCGGGCGACAATATGCAGGTGACACAAAGCGTTGATGCCAACGGCAATGTGACTTATACCTACGCAACGAAAGAAAACGTCACCTTTAAAAACTTAACGGTGACCGGTGACACGCAGGTACATAACTTCAGCGTGGCGCCTAATTCAACGGTGGATATGGGCGGCAACCAAATCACCAACGTATCTGCCGGTACAAACGGCACGGATGCGGTGAATGTGGATCAGCTGAAAGAAAACATCACCAATATTAACAATAATATTGCCAATGCGACGGAATCGGTGAAATGGAAACTGACGGGCAATAATGATGATGCCAACGCGACGACCGTCGGCAATCAGACCGTCAGCTTTAATAATGGCACAGGCACCGTTGCGGTAGTGAACGGTACTAACGTGACATATAACGTGGATACCGGCAATATCACGACCAATACCACCACGGGCGTGGCATCCGGTGATATTACACCGACTAAGATTGCCACCACCGGTGATGTGATCAACGCGATTAACAACAGCGGCTGGCGCACAACCAATAGCGACGGTTCCACTTCGCTGATTAATCCGGGTGACAGCGTGAACTATGTGAACGGTAAAGGCACCTCCGCCAACGTCACCACCAAAGACGGCGTCACCAGCGTGTCTTATGACGTGAAAACGACGGATTTAACCGTGAATGACAACGGCACCGTCGCGGCGCCGACCGACGGTTCAAGCGTGGTGAATGCGACCACCGTTGCCAATACGGTGAACAATGTCAGCTGGAATCTGCACTCTACCAAAGTTGAAGGCAGCAGCGGTAAAGTGACCGACAGCAGCGATACGAAAGCGGCGAAAGTGAAAGCCGGTAATACGGTGAATATTAATGCCGGTAACAATATTGAGATCACCCGCAAAGGCAACGATGTCGCCATTGCAACCTCAATGAACCCGACATTCGATTCCGTGAAAATCGGCAGCGGCAATAATGCGACTACGATCTCTTCCAACGAGAGCGGAATCAGCATTGCCGGCAATAACGGTGAAGCCCGTCAGATCCACAATGTGAAAGGCGGTTCGGCGGATACCGATGCGGTGAACGTCAGCCAGCTGAAACAAAGCATGGGCGATGTGTACAACCGGCTCAACCGCAACAATAAAGATCTTCGCGCAGGTATCGCCGGTGCGAATGCCGCAGCCGGTTTACCGCAAGTATATATTCCGGGTAAATCCATGGTGGCGGCATCAGCCGGTACCTTCAAAGGTCAAAGCGCCGTGGCGGTGGGCTATTCCCGCGCCAGCGATAACGGTAAAGTGATCCTGAAGCTACAGGGTAATGCCAATACGCAGGGCGATGTGGGTGGTTCCGTCGGCGTGGGTTATCAATGGTAA